GTAACAGGACGATTTAGTTATTCTAACCCGAACCTGCAGCAAATACCGGCACGACACAAGGAACTCGGACCGTTGATTCGGTCACTATTTATACCAGAAGAGGGCCACAAGTGGGGTTGCTTTGACTACAGTCAGCAAGAACCACGTATTGTTGTGCACTTTGCATCTCTATTAAAGTTAGAAGGAACACAAACTATTGTCGACGGCTACAATTCAGGCGACGCTGACTTCCATCAGATGATCGCGGACATGGCCGGCATCGAACGTAAACAAGCAAAAACTATTAACTTAGGATTAATGTATGGCATGGGCAAGAACAAGCTGATGGCTGAGTTAGGACTTCTCAAAGAAGCTGCTGAGAAACTAATCAAGACCTACAATCAGAAAGCACCGTTTGTACGTATGTTGTCGGATGCAGTCGCAAGACGCGCAGACGACAGCGGTAAGATACGCACGATCGGTGGTCGCCTATGTCATTTTGATCTATGGGAACCACACGGGTTCGGTATCAAGAAACCATTGCCCCACGCTGATGCGTTAAGGGAGCACGGACCGGGGATTAAGAGAGCATTTACATACAAAGCACTAAACAAACTAATACAAGGATCAGCGGCTGACATGACAAAGATGGCTATGCTGGCATTGTACCAGGAAGGAGTTATACCCCATGTACAAATTCATGACGAACTTGATATATCCGTTGCATCACTTGAGGATGCAGATAAGATCATTAGAATTATGGAAGAAGCTGTGGAACTGCAAGTTCCAAACAAAGTAGATTATGAAGAAGGGAGTTGTTGGGGTGACATACACTGAGGATTCACCAGCAGAAATAACGCTGGGCATTTGTGATAATTGCGATAACTACGTTCCGTTTATCCGTATACCAAAAGGCAATAAACGTGTGTACGAATGTTTGACATGCCATCACAAGTTTGAACAGAAAGTAAATGGTAAAGTTGTGTTTAAAAAACTCGACGAAACGTATCGCATTATAGATGCTTAGCAAACAGCAAAAAGGTATTCGTGCTGAGCTGTTAGCGGCCATAGACTTCCTAGGAAAGCCAAATACGCACGTTTACTATGATTTAGGTGGCAAGGGTCCAGCGGATATTGTTGTCGTGAATAGTGCGACGGGGACCGTGGATTTGTATGATGTCAAGATGAAAAGCTATCGTATGATGAAAGGTAAGATGAGATTGATAAACAGAGTCAAGAACAAATCAGCAAAGAATTTAGATGTTAAAGTTTTATATGTGTAGAATGTCGGATGCCAAAAACACCCGACATATGAAGGTGAGAAGATAGTTACTAAAATAAATTAAAATAAACTCTTGTCAAATATTATATTTACACTATATAATCCCATAGATTAATACAACAAGGAGAAAGAAACATGCCAGATACAAGCAGTTTTAAATCAGTGTCAGTCTCAGTAGGGACACACAACCAATTGAAAACATTAGCAGAAAACCGTTTTGAGGTTCCTGTTAGTATACAGAAAGTTATAGACTTTATGTTAGAGAAAGAATTAAAAAAGAAAAATGGTAAAACTCGTTGAAACAATATGTCCGCGCTGTAATGGCAACGGCTATATTGTTGTGCAAAACGAGGACATAGATTGTCCTATGTGTGAAGAAGAATTTATGCATATGGGTGGTAAAGTGACGACTCACAATGGCTATGTAATGCTGCCAATAGAGCAGACGCGCAGGAACGTTGAGGGTGGTCGTGAATCAATAGCAAGATGGTCAGGCGAGACTTTGCCGGAGAAAGGTAAAGATGGATCCTGAACAAGAATATGGGTGGTAATGCAGACAACTAGAATACTAGGGTCGTTGTTAAGTTTTGATGTAATTGAAAACCATGTTGAAATTAACAAAAAAATTGTGCCAGTGATTAAAGATAAAATAGTTGCAACTAATATTGCAGAGCAAACAGATTTTAGTTTTACATCTGACAAAACAGACATATCAAAAATAAATGATAACTTGCACACACACGAAGACTTTAGTGATTTGTTTTTTGAGATAGAAAAATCGTTAAATATATTTTTTGGTAAACTTAAACATGACCGAGTTAATTATTTTATTACAAAGTCATGGGCGACGTACACAGAAAAAAATAAGTTTATACAAACACATGAGCACGTTGCTAGTCATTTTAGTTTTGTGTATTACGCACAAATAAACGAGGAACACTCGCCATTGACATTTTATGAAAACAAAAATAGGTTTTACATGCCAGAATGTACTGAGTGGAATGACGAAAACTTTCAAAGTATGTCATTTGCATGCAAACCAGGTACGTTAGTTGTGTTTCCTAGTCACGTGTATCACGGGACACAAAAGATAAACATGACAGACATACCTAGAATATCAATTAGTGGTGACATTATAATCACTGCACAACCAGGAGTGGTAACAGAACATATGATACCGCATCCTACAACATGGAGGAGTATATGATGGTCGGAATGTTAATGCAAAAACGCATTGCCAATTTAGAATGGGTAATTAAGCGTTGTAGCCCGGAGTTTAAAGAAGTCTGGGAGCGCAAACTAGAACAACTTATCAACAGAAGGGTGGAGATGGCTTATGAAAGAATGGTTGAAAACGCTCGAAGAGTACACTAGTTTTTCTATACTTGGGTTCACTATTTTTATTTGTCTAATAGTTATAGTTGTAAATTGTAAATATATCATTAAACTAGAAAGCACTATTGACACAATGTGGCACGAGATAGAACAGGTGAAGGAGACGAATATCGACTTGTATCAATTTATCGAGGAACACAAAAATGACTTTGATTAAGGAAAACAATAAGGTGAGAAAAGAAATCCCTAACAGGATGATGAGTGCAACTTTCGCTCTACCAATCGACGGTAGACGGGTTGTTGGCATTGTTAATTACACAGCGACAGACTCTGGGTTAATGCCTCTTGCTTTTTGGATAAAACTAAAACCAACAGACTCTTATTTAGATAG